TTGTAGTTTCTGTAATTCCTTACCGAAATAGATACCGGCTTAAACACACCGTGAATCTCTGCAGTGGTACTCTGTTTCATGGCTTCTGCTATGATTGGCTCGGCAAGCTCCACGATTTTGTCTGGATTCTTAAATGTCTTTTCCTCCAACCATTTTTTCAGATTCAACCTTGGGTCGCTTTCCTCCGAGAGAAGCCCGCGGTTCGTGATGTCAATAGTGCTTTCTGCTTCAATATCTGCCACATAGAATGCACCAAGCTCATACAGGTTCTTTTGCAGTAGCGGAATGTTGAGCGCCTTTTTCTGCTCAGATGTGCAGGAATACCGCACCCGGACTATCTTATCCGTCACATCTTCTGAAATGCCTGTTCTGTGAAGATACATAGCTCCTTCACGGATATAGTCGCCAGCTTCATCAGGATCCCAGGTGATAGTGTGGAACTGTCTGTATGGAGTAGTGTATTTATGTCCTTTTACCAGAGTGCCTTTCTCATTAAATTCATGAATCCAGAATCCACGATCCTGTCCTTCATCATTAAAATTCATTGCATTGATCGCTCCGGAATAGAATACATTGTCAAGTCCTTCAATGATTTGCGGGCGATGGATATGGCCAAGAAGCACCGCCTCATATCTTGCGGCCATTAAAGCTTCTCTTGGAATGACCGGCTCAAAGTTTGTGAAGAAGGAGGTCTGTCCTGATTCCATGTTGCAACCAGGAACCGTATAATGTGCCATGAGAATCGGTGTCTTTTCACACTCTGCTCTCAATGCAAAAACCATCTCTGAAATATATTTCGTCCATGCAAGATTTTCTTCGTCTGCAGATAAACCAGGGAATTTTGCTCTGAACTCCTGTTTGTCAAATCCCGGCAGGCAGGCAATGTCTGCCCATGGAGTCTTTATTACTCCTGGTTCTGTAACAACATCTACATTTCTAATATTAAGCAGCATCCGTTCAAGAACTCTAAACTGAGCAGCTCCATCGTGATTTGGAGTGCCTCGCATCACGATCACATACTTCGAAAAATGTGCTAATGATGTAATGATGTTCGTTGCCGTAATCATTTCGTCTGAATACCTCACGGGGCCAACCTGTTCCTGATGAAAGATATCTCCTGATACACAAACGATATCCGGTTTCTCTTCTATAGCTACCTGTACCATATATTCCAAACATTTTACTGTATCCTGCGAACGGAGATTTACTCCGTCCACTACAGGCCCTTTAAACTGGCCAATATGCCAGTCAGCAGTATGAAGTATTTTCATTTGCTCATCTCCTTTACTGTTGCCTTCATTGCTGTGATCATGTTCTTTAATTCCGTTTCTAAAAGTGAAAAGTTCTCCTCGCTAATTCCGCAGAATTCAACGCCATCATCTCCCATCTTTTCTCCGATAAAGAGAATATTTCCAACAATGGGGCATCCATGTTTATCAAACTCGTAAAGATAACTTCCGATCAGATTTGCTTTGTTCGGCTTCAGTCTTCCCTCTTCATCGATCAGCATACTCACACACTTCCCTGGTTCTTTAACAGGGCTGGATGGCATTTTCAGTTCTGTGTATAATCTCTTTGGCATTACATGTTCTACAAGGTCACAGCCGTTTCCGATAAGTTCACACAGAGCTTTGTTATGTTCCCGGATGGTACCGGATGGAAATTCATGTACTGACATTTCCAATTCTGTTGATACCTTTATTATTTTCATCTGCGCCCGCCTCCTCTCTGGCATTTAATGCAAAGTGGCTCTCCGAATTTATTGATTGAATATTCGTAAACCCTTTCATTTATGACCTCACCGCATCTGGAACACTGGAAATCTGCCGATCTATCCGGCTCTGGTTCTGGCTCCGGTTCTGGAGCAATATCCGGCTCCTGCATTGGTGGATAATCATCTTCGTTTTCTGTATCCGAAGCATATGCTGGATTATTCAGATCATCCTGAGTAAATACTGTGCTTTCAGATTCGAAATCCACGCTCTTAACTGCTATCTGTGGTGTACCAAACATATTGTTCACGGAGTTCATGCCTTGTGTCAGCATTGCCTGTCTGACCTGTGGATCCGAGAAATCAGGTGAAAATATAACTGTTGGGATAGCGAAATTCTTCTGCAATTCCGCCTTTGTGTATGTGCCTTTTACACCAAGCAGAGCTCTTATAACACGAAGCTTCGCACCGGTCATAGCTTTTTCAGCCCAGGTCTTTTTCAGCAGTGCCATGTTTACCATGACGGAGCGATCAATGTATCTGTCTCTATCTTCTTTCGCAACCACAAAGGCCTGACATTTCTTCCCCCATTTATTCTTGGATTCCACCCATTGTCCAGAAAAGATTTCCGCAGCTGCCTGTGCCTGTTTTTCATCAGTAATGCCTTTTGTGGCTTTGTCAGCAAACTCAATGCGGTATTTTTCTTCTTCATCTTCCAGACAGATCACCTTCTGGTCAGTTTCTGTTCTGGCTGTTCCGTCAGCCTTGCGCATAGCTCCCTGAGCCTGTGCTCGATATGTAACCCGGTCGATACGCTCACCATATGTTTCCTTTGGATTGAACTGGATACCGGCTGCCATAGCCATTTTGTTGAGCAAAGGCTTAGATAAAGAAAACACATCTTCCCAGATGTCTTTTCCTTTCTCATCCTGCTTACCTGTCTTAACTGAGCCAACCTTGAAAATGTCTCCGCTGTTTTCGCCCAGATCAACCGGAACCTCTTCTACATGGAATTTGTAGAATGGATTAAGTTGCACATCCGTTGCTGTCGGCACTAGCAGGTTATAATTTTTGTATGCCGTTATAACTTCCGGCAAGCTTCCTAAAACCTCTTTCATCTACTTGATAACCTCCTATTTTTGTGATAAAATGACGATGACTTTAAAAACAAAGGGTCGATAACCTGTTTTTAAAAGTTCTGACTGGTCTTGGATAGGATCGTGGGTGCCGTCTACACTCCGCTTTCCCCTTATTATCCAAGACCTTTTTAATGTTCATCACCTCCTATAAACCAATTCAGAAACCCAAACAGTGCGATGCCGAATATTCCAACAAAAACTATTTCTGAGCCAATTTCATGGCTTCCTCTTTCGAGATAAAGCTTATTTGAAAGCATATTGTAAAGAATCGTGCTTGCCAGGACTGGAAGTGCATACTTCAAAGCTCTTGCAATAAAAAGGATTCTCTTTCTCACTTTCTCTTTCTTTTTGTGGATGTAGTATTTCTCATATTCTGCCTCATTGAATTCTCGCACCACGGACAGATATACCCTTGTTTTGGAATCTTCTGTGATATACTTATATTCCATGTCTTTGCACATATCTGGCACCTTGCATACATTCATTTCCTTGCCTCCTTGTCAATGAGAATCAATTCCTTTGCGATAACGCTCTGCAATGCCATTCTGTCCATTTCGTGCCAGCTGATCGGCACCGGGCTGTTGTCCATTGCATTCAGGATCCGCTCTGCGGTCTGATGATATTTTTCAAGATCTTTTGGTGTTAACATCTTTCCCTCCTATACCGCCAGGCGAAGCTGGCCATTTCTTTCTTCTTTCACCATCTTTTCAACAAATGCAGTTGCTTTTTCTTTTCTTTCCATTTCAATCAGGCGTTCTTCATGGCAACTGCACTGTTCTCCCGGATCCAGATACGCTCCGCAATCCGGACAGATTCTGTAAAAAGCCATCGTATCCACTCCTTTCATTCAATCATATATAATTTGTTAAATGCCTTTTTGGGGATTTTCCCTGACGGATACCCCTTGGCAAGCTGTCCATCGGCTATCAGGTCCGATCTAAGGGAACGTATCATGCGATATGCCGTATCCCTGCTCACACCCATCATTTCTCTGACCTCAGCGGCTGTATAGTAAGAACGTTCCGCAGATGTAAGTTTTTTGATTACACCGTTTGCATTTTTCATACCAAGCACCTCATTCCAGATTTCTCTCAACCCAATTTTTCAAATTCTGCGTGATCTCATTTACTTCGTCTAATGTCTGAATGATTTTTTTCAGTTCCGGTTTTTCCTCTTCTGAGATAATTCCGTCTGCCGTAATATCAAGAAGTGATTCCTTTGCCTCGTTTATCTTCTTTAAAGAAGAAAGCATTCTCAGGCTGATTCTATCCAGTCCTGCATTCTCGATCTTCGGCATGTTCTTTCCAAGCGGGCACATCTCCCGGCAATAATTTCCTTTCAATTCTGGTGCCTTATAGCAGTCAGCCATCAAAAGGACCTCTTCCTGATATGGTATTGTGCTCCCAAGTTCGATTCTGGCTAGCCTTGTACGATCAATTCCTATTTCTTCCGCAGCACCTTCTCTGCTGCTCAGACGCTCATTTGACTTTGCCGCCTCATATCGTGCCTGGCAAAACATATTAGCCGCTGCTTTCGTAGCAAATTTCGACATTTTTCTCTCCTTCTATAAGCTGTATAATCAAGTTATGGTAATTAAATTGTGTACTCTGTATCGATATCCAGAGCCTTGCTGATTTTTTCAGCAAGTGCAGGTGCATACATTCTTCCATTTATGGTGGTTGTCACGTAGTTCCTGCACATCCCAACTTCACCGCACAATTCCGTGACAGACATATCTCTGTCGATTAAGGTTTTCTTTACTTCTTTGCACCATGGCGACAGTTTTCGCTTCAAAATATCACCTCCGTTTTCAACAAATGTTTATTACATTTGTTGTTTACATTTGTTTGCGATTGCATTAAAATAATCAGAAAGGAGTTATCATGGATAATTGGATTGATAATCTCAGAAGAATTGGGCTTAAACGTTATGGTGACGAAAACCGCCGGATTCTTTCTGAATTATTAAGAAACGGTATTCCTGCCGGAAACACTGTTATGTCAGAAGCATCTGCTGAGGCTCTTATCATTGCTGTGGCGGCCATGATTGAAGAAAACAACAAAGCATTGCTCTCCGATTTATCATCGATGTAACTCTCTCTTTTTTTGTTTTGCATTAAACATTTGTTTATTACATTTTTAATAATAATTGGATATTTCCAATTTGTCAATACTTTTATTTGGATATTTCCAATTTTTATTGAAAGGTAGGTTTCATGTTAGATAGAATCCTTGCATTATTAAAAGAAAACGGAATTACGGCCAAAAAGCTCACTTCTGATTTGGAAATTTCCAATTCTTCTGTCTCGGATTGGAAAAAAGGAAGTAAGCCTTCTTGTGATGTCGTTGTTAAGCTAGCAAAATATTTCGGCGTATCAACTGACTATATATTGCTTGGTGAAAAATCCATTTCTATATCCCAAGAGGATCAAGATATTTTAAAACTATTTCACCAACTTCCACATGATGCGCAGTTGGAATTTCGAGGTGAATTAAAGGGGTACATAAAATGTTTAAAGCGACAGGAGGAAGATACTGTCGAACCTCTTAAGAAAGCAAAATAATAAGCTTCGAGTGGTACCGGAGCAGGAAGGGGAAATAAACATATGAGAAGAAAAACAGTTGCTATCATTTTGGCAAGTAGTCTTATTTCAAATATTTTTATTTCAAACAATCTTTTTGTATACGCTGCTTCTGAAACTGCATCTACTATTGCAGACAATGAAGCCATAAGAATAGATGCCGAATCT